CTAGGCAAGGGCTAGGCAAGGGCTAGGCAAGGGCAGACACTAGACAAGGGCAGACACTAGGCAAGGGCTAGGCAAGGGCAGACACTAGGCAAGGGCAGACACTAGGCAAGGGCAGACACTAGGCAAGGGCTAGGCAAGGGATTTACGCTTTACGCCTAGCCGTTAGGCTTAGCCGTTGGCATAAAAAAATAACTCCCCTATTGCTAGGGGAGTTATTTATTTTTTATTACTTGTTGAATTCTTCTAACTTAGTATCCCAATACTTTTTAATTTCTTCTAGTTCGCTTTGCTTCGCTAACTTGATTTGTTCTTCTTCATTGAGATAAATTCTAAGGGCAAGGCTAGCCATTTTATCAGCAACCGATTTATGAGCATTTTTATCTTCGCAAACATAACCAATAATTTCTACAAGTCTAGGAACGCCTAGAATTGTGTCTGTTGATACACTACGCTCAGTTGCCGCAAACTTTACAACTTCATTTACTAATTCATTCATTTTTTATCCTTTATTTTTTATGGTTTAGATTAGACTTTTATCTAACTACTTATAGATTACCAATTTCTAGGATAATAGCAAGTTTATTTACCTATTTTTAGGTAAAGTTTTATAACTTTTTTGTTATCAAATTAGAGGCTATTTATAGGGTTTTGTCTTGTGCCTGTGTGCCTGTGCCTGTGTGCCTGTGCCTGTGTGTGTCCTGTGTGCCTGTGTGCCTGTGTGCCTGTGCCTGTGTGCCTGTGCCTGTGTGTGTCCTGTGTGCCTGTGTGTGTCCTGTGTGCCTGTGTGTGTCCTGTGTGCCTGTGTGCCTGTGCCTGTGTGTGTGTCCTGTGTGCCTGTGTGTGTCCTGTGTGCCTGTGTGCCTGTGCCTGTGTGTGTGTCTGTGTGTGTGTCTGTGCCTGTGTGCCTGTGTGTGTGTGTCCTGTGTGTCCTGTGTGTCCTGTGTGTCCTGTGTGTCCTGTGTGCCTGTGTGTGTCCTGTGTGCCTGTGTGCCTGTGTGTGTGTGTCTGTGCCTGTGTGTGTGTCTGTGTGTGTGTCTGTGCCTGTGTGTGTGTGTCTGTGTTGTGTCTGTGTTGTGTGTGTGTGTGTTGTGTGTGTGTGTTGTGTGTGTTGTGTGTGTTGTGTGTGTGTGTCTGTGTGTGTGTCTGTGTTGTGTCTGTGTTGTGTGTGTGTGTTGTGTGTGTGTGTTGTGTGTGTTGTGTGTGTTGTGTGTGTGTGTGTGTGTTGTGTGTGTTAGCCAATGGGCTAAGCCGATAGGCAATTTATTAATTTGTTGGAACTAGATAAGTGAAAATTGTATTTTTAGATTATTTTTATTTACTTGGTGATGCTTAATTGGTATTTACAATGCTTTTTAATTCTTGACTTATTTAGGTTTGTAAAGCGTGTTTTGTAATCAATTCTGGAAACGATTTGGAGCAGCTCGAAAAACGTGTGTAGCCTTCTCGCAGGCCAAATCCAAAAAAACTTAAGGTATCTTTTTTAAATAAAGTACGTAAACTTTGCCCCAAACTATGATACAATATCTGTATGACTAGAAGATCCGCAAGAGACTTACCTCTTCCAAAAAATGAAGTAGACCTGCTACGCAGTCTCAAACGTAAAGAACTGTTGACCCGAGTTCATCTCCTGTACAACAAAGGATGGACACTACAAGCAATCGGTAACGCATTTGATCCACCTCGACGTCGATCAACTGTAAAAGCTTGGGTTGATAAAAAAGACACAATCCACCCAATCAACGTCCCTATTCCAGACCCTACTCACAAGACCCCCAAAAACGGCTATCAGCGCATCACCCCCGTTTCTCCCGGTGTGCCAGACGACGTGGCCGACGTCCTTAAGAATCTAGCTCCCCTAGCTCGCCTATATCGTGCCAGAATGCCATCGACGTCTAGGGAGTCACAAGCAAACGAGGAAATGGATAGGATAGTGAAAGATCTTCGCTCCAACAACGTCTCTATCGCTGACATAGCTAGAGCTGCCAACGTCACCCATCGTGCAATAGCCAGACGTTTGAATAAGTAGTACACTATACCTATGCAAATACTTTATGATGTATTCCCAGCCCATTTTGCCATTGTCCCATCCAACCCTCTTATTGAGGTGCGTAATCTGTCCTCATATCCTCCAACTAAAGGTGCATACTACCTAGCAACCACTCGAGTGATCATTACTGAAACCAACATCACTGTTGCTGTCGACTCGCCCGAAGGCCCTCAGATTGTTTTTAATGAAGTTTACAAGATGTTTATTAAACCATCTAAGGTCGAGCAGGATGCCCACGTTGTTACTGAGTCTGGCAAAATGATTGCCTTCCAAAAAGATACCAATTGTGGTTGCGGATCTCGATTGAGAAGCTGGAACCCATATCGTACGCTAGGATCTATTTATGATCCATCTTAGTGAGCCTACCCCTTTTCAGTTTATAGTTCTAGCCTTAGCAACATATAGACTAGCTAGACTATTTACTATCGACGTCATTTTTGAAGGCCTTAGAAATAGAATCTGGAAGCGTTTTCCACCTTCTACAACCTTTGGATATTTATTTACTTGCGTCTGGTGTATGTCGATTTGGTTCGCATCACTTATCACAATATCGTATACAATAGAACCAGCAATAACGACACTTTTTTGTGTGCCGTTAGCCCTTTCGGCAGTTGCAGGTATCATAACCGCACGAGTAGATTAATTTCTCGTTCCGTTATAAACGACAGGAGCTATTTTGGGCATATTTAAGCGCGACCCTAATCAGAATTCAGCGCAACCTAACCGCACAGCGGGTATTCGTGCATCTGCACCTAACCAGCCTAATAGACCATCTCCTGCGTATATCAGTCCTGCCGGCATTGTCCAAGCACAGTCAGCCCCGTACATGGCACTTCGCCCTATCACTGCTGCTGCAACTCAAATCAAACTTAACGATCCAAACGAAGCTAATAAGTTCCGCAATAGACGTATCTCGCAATCCTCTACTTGGCAGTCAGAAGCGTGGGAATACTACGACGCTATTGGCGAAGTAAAATACGCTTTCAATCTTGTTGCCTCAGTTGTTTCTCGTATCCGCCTCTACACCGCTATTGTTGAAGATCCAGCGGAAGCCCCTAAGTCCGTAACTCTTGTAGACAACATGAACCGCGAACTAGCCAACGCTTCAGAGCGTGCCTTGGCCCGCCTAGACAGCGCTTACGGAGGCCAAGCGGGTCTTCTTCGTGACTGTGCCCTAAACCTATCTGTAACTGGAGAATGCTACCTAGTTCAGATGCCGGCTCAGATTGGTTCTGGATTTCCTGAGAGCTGGGACATCCGTTCAACTGACGAACTAAACGTTGATACCAAGGGGCAATATATCATTGCACCTCGTCGAGAGTTTCAGCAGGGTAGCATTGGCAATAGCCAAGTAAAAAACGGTGCAGTTATTCTTCCAAAGAGTGCTTTTGTTGGACGTATTTGGAGAGCTCACCCACGTTATTCCGAAGAAGCTGATTCTAGCCTACGCGGTCTCCTAGACATGTGTGCTGAACTTCTACTTCTAAACCGCACCTTCCGTGCAACGGCGCGTTCCCGTCTGAACGCTGGTGCGCTCTATCTGCCTGACGGCCTATCCGTAGCTGCAACTCCGGACCCTAACTACCCATATGAAGACGAAGACGGTCTCTACTCAGAACCTACTCCGGAAGAGCTAGCAGATGAGTTTGAAGACCAACTAATCGACGCGATGACAACCCCGATTCGCGACGAAGACTCAGCTTCTGCAGTTGTTCCACTGATTATTCGTGGCCCTGCTGAACTTGGTGACAAGATCAAGCAGTTTAAGTTTGAACGTTCATTTGACCCTGCTCTTGCCGAGCGTGCTGACCGAGTTCTAGAGCGTATTCTGCAAGGTCTCGACGTCCCTAAGGATATCGTTACCGGTCTTGCAAACGTTAAGTATTCAAATGCTATGCAGATTGACGAGTCGCTATACAAGGCACACATTGAGCCTCTAATGCTTCTTATTGCAGATGCTTTGACCGTAGTTTACCTACGTCCTTATTTGATTGCAAACGGCTATGACCCAGTTGAAGTAAACAAGATTGTTGTTTGGTTTGACCCAAGTCAAGTTGCTACTCGTAACGACCGTGCAATGGATGCAGACGCTGGTTTTGAAAAGATGGCAGTTTCATTTGAGACTTGGAGACGTGCGCATGGATTCTCTGATGCAGACGCCCCAAACCCAACAGAACTTGGTCTACGTATTCTTATCGAAAAGGGTATGATTACCCCTGAGCTAACAGAATCTCTTCTTGGTGCGTATGCTCCAGAAGTTATGAAGGCAGCGAGAGAAACACAGCAATCTGCCAGCGTTGGTCCGGTACCAGACGCACTACAACAAGCTCTTCAAGGTGGACAACCAGGGACTCCAGGCGCTCCTGGGTCTGAACTAGCTACTCCGCCTGCACCAACTGCTACTGAAGCTACAGCACAGCCTGAAGGTCCGCCAGTTCCACTAGCAGAGCCAACAACAAACGAATCTCAAATCCCACAATAAATTAAGGAAATAAAATGAATCACATAGTTCCAAAAGAGGGTTCACCCGTAACTCCTCAAGCTAGTCTACAACACTTGGCTCAGCAACTCGCTGAGATTCTTGCAGACACTGTTGCACTACACTACATGGCTCAAGGATTTCACTGGAATGTCAAGGGCCCTCACTTTGCACAGTTCCACGAGTTTTTTGGTGAAATATACGAAGACTACTACCATGCAGAAGATGGTCTAGCTGAAGCTATTCGTAGCCTAGGTTTTGATGCGCCCCATCTGCTGACTGAGTTTGTAGAACTAACCTCTATTGATGCTCGCAGATCTTCTGGAGATCCCCTAGAGATGGCTGCACTTCTTTATGAAGGAAACATGGTTGGGCTACACTGCCTACAGGAAGGCGCTGACCTTGCCCAGGTACTGAACCAGCAGGACATCCTAAATCTACTTGCGGCTCGCATCGAGATGCAGAATAAATGGAAGTGGCAACTTGGCGCAACTATTGGCGCAGACTCTACTCAAGTTAACACCATCATTATTCAAGACTCTTCTGTAACACCTCCGGCTGATATGGGAAAATCTAAGGCTGAGTTTTCTTTAAACGCAGATGACATTTCGTTGTCTGTGGAAACTCAGCCGCTTACTGACCTACTAAGCTATGACGGTTTTAACGATTTTTTTACCGATGAAGATGGCGATTTTACATCTTTAGGGTCTCCAGACTCCGATTTTGACGAAGAAACTGTTAATTTTTCAGTAAAAAATAGAAAACTAACCTTTTCTACCCAAACTGAAGAAGCTTTAAATCAAAAAGTCAGTCAACACAACTCTAGTGTTCAATTTTCAGACAAAAAAGTGACTTTGGACCAAATTAAGGCTGTTTATAGACGTGGAGTCACTGATTTTGTGTCAGAATTTGGCTCCGTAGGTGATTTCAACTCAGCAGGGTTCGAAAGAATCGCAAATTTCCTACATTTAGTGAAATCTGGAATGCCTAAGCTAGGTTCTTACACTTCAGATAACGATTTATTGCCAAATTCTCATCAAAAAGCCTCTCTTAACTCTGAAAATGGCCTAACTGCATCGGCTCATGCCGAGCAAGAGCTGTTTGTTGAGCTAAAACCAGAAGATTTTTACAAAAACCCGGAGGAAATCATTTTTGCCATGGCAGAATTCTCCGGATTGGGCTACGAAACAATCCCTGCTTTTCGTGCATCATGGAAAAGAGCAGTTTCAAACTCAGAAAACCCGTTTGAACGAGTTTCTAACCTAGCTACTAACCTGTACGCTAGTGAAGATGCAGACCTACTACCAAGACCAGAGAGTATTATCTAAATGAGCGAAATAGTTAGAGATTTTGATAGCCAATACGAGGGCTCAGACCCGCTAGAAGGCGTTATTATTGACCTAATTGAGTCCATCCACGTTTCTACCCCTCAAGAGCGTTGGACGACCGATGAGGCCGTATTCACCGTTGCTGAAAGATCCCTAACTGCCAGTGTTGGTCTGCCTCAGGATGTCAGACACTTCAATGCTATCCGCGACGTAAATAACTTCTTATCTTTGGCTAGCGTTGGTATTCCTTCGAATGGTAAGGCAGACAACACAGATCTTCTACCTATCTCTAACCCATCTTCAACTGCACCGACTGCGTTATCTGCATCAGCTTTACGCGAAGTACGAGCTCTTTGGATTGCATCTGACCCACGCATTACCGATGAATATGTAAGATCAGTTGTTGCTTCGGTTTACTCATGTAACCCGACTTCAATAGAGTTCACATACCACTTGACTCGTATGCAGATGATTTCCCTAGAAGATCTTCCTGCAGATATCCACCTACTCCCGCTCCTTGCGTTCGGTGACCCATACGCTGGTAAGAACGCTAGTGTTTATCGTGCAGCTAGAGCTAGAGCCCAAAGACGCGACCGCTACGGCCGTTTCGCTTACATGGGTGGCGGGGTCCGCTTCTATGCAAAAAAGCGTAATGGCCAGATTGTCTCTGTTGTTGGTAAGGTTGCTGGAAACAGCAGAGATGCTAACGGTATTGACATCGAAATCAAGGACATCACTGGATTTAAGAATGGTATCTACACCGTTCCAGCAAATACAACAGAAATGATTGAAGCTGTTCTTCCAGAACACACTGCTTCCAAGATTGCAAAGGTTCAGCAACGTTCGGATGTTCCATTTGTTGACATTGCAAATATGATTCCTAAGGCGCTCCCGGACAACTGGTCTCCAACTAAAATTTCCGGTAAAGTTTCCGGCCTTACTTCTGAAAAAGCTTCCGGACACTACGTTTCTGCAGATGGCTATGAAGTAAATGCTTATCGCAACGAATCAGATGCCCTAAAACAGCGTGTAGAAGAGGCTATAGAGAAGTTTGGTGCTCAGATTGTAGGGGATACCGGAACTGACGTTCTAGACCCTTCACAGGCCGTTTACGAGGTTATTTCAAGCAAGCGTGGTCAGAATGAAGTTGTTGGATATGCTCAGGACTGGGCATCTATTCAGCAGCTAGCCGCTGGTGAAGATGAGAACTACCCTGGCGTTGAGAATGAACCTGTAGCTAGAATTGCTAAAGAACCTGTAGAGCAGGAAATGGCAGGAAAGATTTCAGACGACGATGTCAATGCTATTAGATCTAGAGCAGACATAGCAGACGTTATCGGCAGGTACATAGATCTCAAGCCAGCTGGAGCGGGTAAGTTTAAAGGAATCTGTCCATTCCACGAGGATAGCAAACCTTCGCTTAACGTTGACACCAACAAGGGAATCTTTAAGTGCTTTGTTGACGGCTCGGGTGGAGACGTATTTGAGTTTGTTAAGAAGATTGACAATGTTTCTTTCCCTAGTGCTGTACGCAAGGTTGCTGACATTATTGGATATAACCTTCCAGAAGCAACTAAGGCTAAGAAAGCTGCACCTAAGGTAGAAAAGCCTGCTGAGGTAGCAAAGCCAGTAGCAGAAAAACCCGTAGTTGAAGAAGTTGCTGAAGAAGTATTCCCGGAAGATGGCGAGCCTGGTTGGGATCCTAGCCAGAACATGCCTGAGGGTTGGGCACTAATCAACAACTTCAAAAGAGGTCAGCCTGCTTTCTACTCCTTCCAAGAAGGAAAGTATGTAGCCTATTTTGGCGACCATCTATTGGCATCAGAAGCTGTAGCAGTCATTGATCCAGAAACTGGAGACATTAGTTACGAGCTTGATAACACTGTTTTCCCTAATACTCTAGCTTTGTTTAGAGGCGATGACCCTAATAGGAAAAACAGACTTGTGGTTGGCTCTGATTGGGACTCTATTGAAGATGCCAGAGAGTCAAACACGGCCGACGACGGTGAGCCTGTAATTGCTAACTCACAAACCGTTACCGTTACCCCTCCGCTTGCAGATGCAGATAAATACGCTAAGCCAAACGATAAGCAGATTGGCGGAGCTAAGGCAACAGAGCTTCTACCTAAACCTACAAAGCACCTAGGTAGAATTACTAAACTAAACGGTATTCTCTATCCTATATACATAGCGGCTAGACACCATACAATGCCAGATCCTGCGCTAGTAGACACCTATGATGATTTTGTAGCTAATCCAGAAAAGTATACCTATGCTCAGGCTCAGGCCCTACTCGAGAGCATTAAGGCAACTCCTAAATACGAAGAAGCGCTAACAACCACTCAATACCCATACGCTATGGCCGAAGAGCGTGAAAAGGTTAGACGTGCCATCGATCTAGATAATGGAGAAACTACACTCTCTGACGAGCAAAAGGAAGAGTTTAGAGACAGATATAGGAATCTAAATTTTAAAGACCTATCCGCCCTGCTTCTTGAGATAAATACTGCTAAAGGATTATCTAGGGATGCTGGACGTAACAAAGCTGTAGAGGGTGTTGAAGGTTCTCGAAATGTTAAGAACGTAATATCTACTCAAGCGCTTGGTTGGCTAAAAACAGCTACATACACTAGAGACTTTGGCCGAGAGGGCGAGGATTTATTAGCATTCTTAGATTCTGTTATTGCCAACCCAGCAAAGTTTGACTGGATTCATGACGGAGTTTCTGGTGCTTTAAAGAGTGCTAATACTTTTCCCGACAAAACTGATGGTTCCTCCGTCTGGGCCCGTGTACCTAGGTCAGAATACCCAAGCGACGTTCAGAGAAACTACCTACGTGATTTTTTAAAGAATCAAGATGGATTTACCGATATAGATATATCTCCAGAAGATTTAGCTAGATACAGTAATAAAAAAATTGCTCGTATGACTAAACAGGGTATTGAAAATGCCGTACAGTATCTGACTGAGAAATACCCTGGCATAAAGCCGGTAAAAAAGTACACTACTAGAGACGAAGACGGGGTAAATCTAGAAGTTGAAGAAGCCCTTGGAACTGACTTAACTGATTTTGGACCTAGTTCAACTGTTATAGCTCAGGTTTCAAATCTTATTAGAACTAAAAATATTCCTGAAGATGTTTTAAATGATTTCATGGAGAACCACAGGCAACTTCCTGGATCTAAATGGAAGCTTATTGCATCTCAGTTTGCTAAATACCCAGATAAAACTCCAGAGCAGATTAAAGAAGAGCGCGACGCTAAGCAGGCTAATAAACTTACTTCAGAAGAACCTTCCAAGGCTCAGCCTCAAAAGAAACAGGCTGCAGAAAAGAAAGAAGTAACTCCTAAGTTTGACCCAGAACGTTTGAAGGGTGCCGTAAAAGAAGCCGCTAACCTATTCTATGGCCTACTATTCAATAAAAATACTAAAGAGGCTAAGAGGGCTCAGGAGTATATGGAGAGTAGAGGCTTTAGTGTAGAAGACATGAAGCACTACAAGATGGGTCTTGTTCCTAAGTCAAAGAACTTTGTAGGCAACTACCTTAAAGAAAAGGGCTACACCGAAGACGAGCTAAAAGAAGTCGGTCTTATGACTTCAGGTGGCTACGACATGTTCCAAGGCCGTATCGTTTGGCCTATTAAAGATGTTGACGGAGTTCCTCTAGGTTTTAATGGTAGAGCTCTTCCAGAAGACGTAACCGACCAAAACAATAAGTTCATGAATCCAAAAAACTCAGAGATTTATGGAAAAGCCAAGGTTATATACAACTTAGATTTAGCCAAAGAGTCGATTAAAAAGACGGGACAACTTATTGTTGTTGAAAGTGCTACTAACGCCATGGCTTTGCGTAAAGCTGGGTATGATAACGTAGTTTCTTCTTCCGGTATTGCTTTTAGTGATGACCACGTAAAGGCTATTCAGGACGCGGTTGGACTAGACAGCATAAGAGAGATTGTACTTGCTTACGACCCAGACAACGCGGGTAGAACCGCTGCAGAGAATCTTATTCCCACTCTAGCTCCTTTCAATGCAGAGATAAGTTCAATATATCTTCCAGACGATCAAGATATTGCTGATACTTACACAAAGTATGGTGCTGAAGAACTTCAGCGAGTTATTTCCAATAGGACTACTGTTCCAGGTACCAGTAAACCTGCTGCTAAACCAGCTGAACCTGCTGAACCTACATCTAAACCAGAATTATCATCTAGTACAGGAACTGCTGCCCCTACACACTCACCGGGGTTCTTAGAACACTACCTAAATGAAGAAGATCGAGATGATGCTCAATCTGACGGCATTACTCAGGCGCTTGAAGAAATTGTTACAATGAGCGCTCCAGCGCGTGAGTTGCTAGAAAGACTACCTTTCTGGTATACCCAAGATTTAGATGAAGATATTCTGGCACCATTCATGACTAACTTAATCCCAGCTTTAAATAAGTTTTTTGGTATGCCTATTGGTGACTACAATCCAGAAGACTACAAAAAAGTTCTAGAGTCTCTAAGATCTCACGTTTCTTGGTTAAACTCAGCTATTGCAAAAAAGCACCCAGAACTATCTAGTAGTTCAGACAACCTAATTAACTACATTGATAGCATCTTAACCCCTAACTTAGAAGCGGATTCATCAGCCGAGCCCACAACTAAACCTCAGACTCAAGAAGCGGACAATAAACAAAAGCCGGCTCAGGAAGAGGAAATCGATAATAAACAAAAACCAGCCCAAGAACCAGAGGATGGACAAAAGCCAGCTCAAGAAGAAGAAGAGGGCAAGCAGGAACCTACAACTGAGGAACCTACAACCGAGGAACCTACAACTGAGGCCAAACCTGCGACTGAAGCTAAGCCTAAAAAAGAAAAGGCTAAAAAGAAAGAAGAACCTGAGGAGCTAGTTGACGCTAGAACTGCAGCTATTAAGGCAGCAGCTAGAAATGCTGATGCAAAAATATTTAGAGGTAACTTAGTCTATGCATTAGCATTTTTAGGAGCTGCGCTAAATAACAAGAACACTAAAATATATCCAAAAGTTCTTCCACTCATTAAGGGAGCTATCTCAGACCTGACTGCTCTTCAAGGCAAGATGCGCGGTAGAAACAAACCATCCGCAGCTGACGTAGATAGAGAACTAAAGCTTATCCATGATGGACTAACTGACTCTGGTTCAGCCCACAAGTACGGTGAGTTCCCTAAGAGTAACAAAGACATGTTTAACATTGTTAGTGTTCTTGGAGACTCTGTAAAAGCTCTTATAGGAACCTACACCGCAGGAGAAACTGGACCAGCGGCAGATAAAACAGGGTTCGAGAGATTCGAACAGGAAATGGCCTCATTTGGTCAAAAACCTTCCATGCGTAGAGTTATGCCTCCAGCACTTTGGGGACCGGTATTTGAGATATTGAATGGCTCTTCCGATTGGGAAGATCTAAAAAACTTCTTGTCTGATAAAGAGTTCTACATCTTCGACCTAGAAACCACAGGGCTACCTGACATAGAAAACCCTGCAATCAAAAATGATATTATTCAGATTGCAGTCATTAAGGTAAAAAACCTACAGCAAGTTGACATGTATAAAACCTATATTAACCCGGAATCTGAACTAAGTCCTTACACTCTAAAGACTGTTGGAGACGGTATGGGTGGAAAGGTAACTAGAGCATTCCTATCTAGACAACCTTCTAGAAGAGAAGCTTTAGAAAAGCTACTAGAGTTTGTGCCTCAGGGAGCTCTGCTTGCTGGACACAATATCATTCACTTTGACATGGAAGTTATTAACAGATCTCTCAGAGAATCCGGCCTACCTGAACTAGAGCCTGAAGGCTACCTAGATACCTATGGCCTATCGGCTCATGTAATGCCTAGATGGTCTATTGAAGCTCCAGATGCTCCATTTAAACTACTCCCTAACGGTAATCAGTATAGATCTGATCGCTTGGAAGATTTGGTTACATACTTTGGTCTTTCAAACAATGGTCGTCACGAAGCCGATGCCGACGTTATCTCTACTCTAGATGTTTTGAATAAAATGCTAGATAGGGCAGTGGCCGGCAAGAGTGCCAGTGGGCAGAAGTTTAGTCTCATTGGAGCATCTAACAACTACAGTGAAGAAGACTATAACAAGGCCCTCGACGAATACCACGAAGCGTTGCTTGATTACCTAGCATTCAGGACTTCTCAGGTTGCCTTATTTGCTGGAGACATAGGGGACTCTAGCTCCAATGCGTTAGATTTCCTTCTAGGGGCTGCCGAGTCAATTAAGAACTCTATTCAAGGTCCGGATATAGTTGATAACACTGACCTTCCAGCCCCTGCAGTTTTGGCTGACGTTCCAGCGGGAACTTATGTTGTCAACGTAAAGAACCGCAGAGTTGGAAAATCTTACGGTTCAACTGCTGGAGACAAGGTTCTAGTAGAGTATCCTGCAGCGGATTTCCTAGTCACAGGAAAAACTGTTTTGGAAGCTGTCTACCCAGACACCATAGCTGCAGCCACAGAACGTTTTATGTCTAGAAATGGCATTTTGCTTGATATCGGCATGGGTGTCACTATACCTAATGAAGAAGGAACTTGGCAAGTTTCATCATTATTCGATATCGATAAGATTATTGTCTCAAACAAAGATAGAAAACTTATTGTAGATCCTCAGTCTGCTTCAGTAGTTTCTAATGGTGGATTGTCCCCAGCATCAAAGCAGCAAGAGAATAGAATCATCAACAACGCTAGTGACCTAGAGAAACTTGGCCTTATTGATAGAGTTCTTTCCAACGCTTACCAGAGTGCCGCTACTAACCACTTCTATTCTGCGGATTCAGCTAAATCTCTTATAAGTAGACTAGTGAAAGCTAAGGACCAACACTATAAGGTTCAAGCTAATGAAGACAGAAAAGACAGTCTACCTAAGGCTAGAAGATCTCCTAGGGTAGAGATTATCCAAGAAATGTCGGATATGGGACCAAAGAAAACGGTGGGTTCTGTAGATCCTAAAGAAATGGATAAAATAAAAATTGCTTTTGACAAGTTAGGACTAAGATTCGCTCCTAATACAGAGGGTGAAAGAATCCTCAAAGCTTTTATGCAAGGGCTTAACATTAGAATCAAGGCTCTAGCCGGTAGTGGTAAAACCACTTCTATGGAAATGATTGCTCAGATGGTTTCTATTTTGAAGCCACACATGGGTCTTCTATACGTAGTATTCAATAAAGAAAACCAGCTACACGCTCAGGAAGTATTTTCTAAGATTGGAAATACCGAGTCTAGAACTAGCGACTCGGTATCATTCAACACAGACATAAACTTCCCACTCAGAGAAAAGCAACAATTTTTGTATGAAATTCAAGATACTGCTAGAAACGCTCCAATAAACCTAGCAATTCCAGAACTTGTTGCTGATTTCTTGGGTATCGGCTCTAATCCAGAGGAGAGACAGTCTAGAATATCTACAGTTGCTGTGGTAGTCGATGCTTTGACAAACTGGGTGCAGTCTGCCGATGAAGAAGTCGACTTCAAACACTTTAGAAGATATAAGTTGGAGAATGATGGAAAGCTTCCAACAAATCCAAAGCTTATTGAATATGTTCAGACTTTGTGGGCAGACATAGTATCCCCATTAGATTTAGAGTCTAGACAAATTCTTGTAGATTTTAACCACATGTTTAAGCACTGGGCTCTAACTAACCCAGATTTAACCGCTGTAGATGATAGGGGAAGAAGCATACATGGGCTAGAGCGTATCCCAGACGGTCTACTTCTAGATGAGGCTCAGGACATTAACCCGGCCTTTAGGAAGCTTATTATCGATCAGTATGATCTTCACCGCAATGGAATTCAAATAGTCTCCGTTGGTGACCAGAATCAAGCTATCTACCAGTTCCGTGGCTCTGAAGATGCCCTAGAGTTTGTCCCAACGGACATAGACCTAGGTTTGACGCAAAGCTACAGAAGCGGTGAGCCAATTGTTAACATTACAAATAATGTTTTGGAAGCCGGTGGAGGGTCAGACAGACTTAAGCCGGACCCAACCAAAGAATCTGAAGTCGTTGACGATGGAGAACTGATTGGAGAACCAAATCTGATGGTGATCCCTAGAACTAACGCTGGTGTTCTAGAGGCTATAGATTTTCTATCTCCTAGATATGACGATAAGCCTGCAATCATCAGTGAAGCTTTAAAGATGGATGCACTGCAGATTCTAAAGCATCTAAGTTGGTTCTCGTACCAAGAGTATCGATTCAATAACCCTGACAAGGTTACCGGTATACAAGAACCTCTTGCTCAAAAAGATAGGTCTCCACTTTTAAAGGGCTTTGTGACTATGGATCAAATTAAAAAGTCAGCCGAAGCTGGCACGCTTCCACACCGAGTTACGATGGTTAGGAATGCGGTACTTAGTGTAATGATAAACCACGACTACGATAAAATCAGTGAAGCCTACGAGCACTTAACAAAATTACTCAGTAGAGCTAGAGTTATTAATGATAACTTCTCTGTCCCTAAGGAAATAGGAAAAAAGGGTAATCTAGGTGGAGGTATCTCCTACCGCGTAGAGGACGGTAACTTGATTCTTTTCAGCAACGGGCAAAGGTCTCCTAGAGAGTCTGTTGCATGGGGACTATGGAGACAGAGGATGGCAGCTGAAGATAACGGATTTGCTAGAACTCAAAGACCATCGCTTGATGAAAATGGTAACCCTATAATTGATGAGAAGTTTGGTCCTCAGACGGCTTTTGAATGGGAACTCGCTGTGGGTAAAAAGAACATTAAAAAGATTCTTGACAATCTGGTTGAATCTTTGTCTGGTAGGGATGGGGCCTTTAAAGCCTATACAGCCCACACCTCAAAGGGTCTAGAATCCGATAATGTTATGATTTGGAATGATAAGTGGGGTACCTCTGATAGTGGTGACAATTCAGACTCTAACGATGAAGATGCGTCTAGAGACTGGAGAGCCTTCGAAGAACGTAACCTACACTATGTAGGCTTAAGTAGAGCTAAGTTTAAGCTTGATCCAGGCCCACTGAGATTCTACATGGATAAGTCTATGGCGGAACTTAAAGCATCTATTCAAGAGTTTAATAAGAAATTTGCTGAAGAAAGTCCGGAAGAACCTAAAGAAATTCCTGAGCAGGAGATGTCTCAGAAGATCACCTCTAAGGCAACGGAAATGGTTGCTCACTACGAGGATCTACTTCAATCTCTTCAAGAAGGAAAGTATCTCCCTGCCAACGTCAAAAAGCTAGACCCATTTGACCCACTATTTGCTGAAACTAAAGAAGCTTTTAGGGATCAAGAGAGATCTAAACTCACTCAACAGCTATCTATGTACCAACAGTTGGTCGACATGGCTAAGAAAATGCAACAATCTGAAGGATAATTTTCAAATATTTCATCGATTAAGCGATAAGTTGGTATACTATAAAGGTAAAATATCGGGTATAACCGACTAGCGACTTAGGACATTGATGAAATTTACTTGCAAAGGCTTGGGTATCTAATGGAAGATAATGAAGTTCCAAGCTCCGACCCGATTGTGCATTTTGAATATGCTGACGGCACCGAATCTGTAGGTCCTATTAATTGGAAAGAATGCAGCGATGAAGAGCTGATTCATTTCTACGAAACGCTCAGGGCTGATGGGGCTAGATTAGAGCACAGAGAGAGGACTGGCGCAGATCTAAAAATAGATCTATTTAGCCCTATTGAAGATCAGAAAAAAGCATATGATTGGTTCTGTGATTGGGCTGATCGCAACCCAGAAAAATATAAAGAACTCTATTCAGAAGATAACTAATACCTCATATGGAAAATAACCAGCAACCAGAGTTTAACCCACTGCTAGCAGCAGCTGGGTTGCATGGTCAACCTTGGGGGTGGTGGGCTAAGTATCAGCTCCGCTCTAAGGCCAAGGGCCACAAGGGCTGGTGGATTGACATGGGAAGCTCAAATCACTTGGCTTTCAACGACAATAATGGAAATATTATTGGAGCTTCTGGTACATATATTGGCCCATCGTCTTTGGGCAAAGATTATGGACGTTTTCTAGTTAGAGGTGTTAAAGGTATCCCTGACGGAATCTACCACATCGACTCTAGCAAGATTGTCCCTATCCAAGCAATGATTAGCGATCAGGATATTGCTGCTCTTGGATACGACGTTAGTCACCTAACCCCTGATGCGGATGAGGTGATTGATCTAGCTAACACTAGAGTGGATCCAATAACTGAGACTGACCTCCTAATGGGAGCCTCTAAGTTAGAGCCACTCGGTAACTTAGCAGAAGAGGCGGCTAAACGAGGTGAGATGGAGGGGGGCACTCACGGGGATTTGGATGTTGATGATATTGTTTACGACAATAGCACCAAAACATACGGTTCAGTAATAAATGTCACCCCTGATAACGATAAGGTTTCTGCAACAGTTCGTTGGCAGGGGAATAGAATTTCAACAACAACTCCTGCCCCTAAAGATGCTCTTGTTAGAATTTGGAAAGCTCCTGCAAAGGAAAGACCTGAGCAGGAAATGGCAGGCGGTCCTGAAAAGGGTAGATTTGAAGGAAGAGCTAGAGATCTACAACCAGGCGATGTTTTTACAAATCGTTATGGTGAAAAAGTTCTTGTAACAAAAATAAAGCAGTCTGGACGAGAACTAGATGTTTATTACACTGACCCTGAAACAAACAAAATAACATCAAGTTTGTATAATGCTGGAGATAAAATACAAATCTCTCGAGGTATGGGTGAAGAGCCTGGTGGACAAAAACCAAGTGCCAAGCCAGTAAAGGGGACACCAGCACAGCCAAAACTTTTAACCTCGGATGATGCCCGCAAACTAAGTGTTGGCGACGAAATCTATCTAAAGAAAAAGGGCGCTACTGGTGTACAGCAGTTCCACGTTAACTCCAAAGGTTTTATTGAAAAAGGCGTATACGATCCTGAATCAAAAGCCACTGCAGATAAGATAACCGCCGATGAACTAGCCGATGCAATGGATGCAGGTGAGTACGAGTCTGTATTTGCTGGTCGTATTCCAACCAACCCTCAGGCAAAAGAAGTAAAAGAGTCAAAAACTGAAGAAAAAGCTCCTGAAAAAGGTGGGGTTCGAAGAACCAACTCCGCTGGTAAAAAATTCAAACAAAAGTATGCAACCGAGTTAACTTATGGTGACATCATTGTTGACAAAAAAGATCCAGATAGAGAACTTGGGATTTTCCTTGGAATTAGGGTAATCACAGACCCTAAAACAGGTAGAGAAGGTAGTCAAATAGGTGTACAGACATCTGATGGAAAAGTTCTTGCAGAATTTAGTCCTAATGGAGATCCAAAATCCTATCATGTTATTGGCAGTAGACCTCAAGATATTGCCCAAGAAAGTTTAGATAAACTACCTAAAGACATGATACTTAAAGGTAAAAAGTATGAAAAACCTAAAAAACCTAGGGGAGCTGCGGCACAAAAGCCTACAATAATCATTCCTGAAGGTCCTATTGTACTTCCTGAAAGTATAGTAAGCGAACGCACTGAAGGTAAGCCTACTCAAAAGCAACTTGATAGCGTTCTTAGACGCATCAAGATGGGTATTTTCCAAGACAACCGAGCTAAAGAGATTTTAGCTACTCTGCCAACTGCGTCCTCTACTGAGGTAGGTAAGTTAGTCAACGAAGCCGACGAGGCTGAAGTTCTACACCTTATGGCAAACAACCTACCTCTAGATGGCGTACGTTTTCCAAAGAATGATGGCCAAGTAAGAGATAGTGCCATAGCTTATGAACTAGCCAGAAAAGCTAAAAAAGACTCTGGCACAGGGATATCTGGAGAAAAAAATACATCTGGATATTTGGGCTCATCTCTTAAATACGACATAGATGAAGATGGAAATATTTTCATAAAAGTTCTATCCAAAAAAGATCGTGACTATGAAATCTTTAAAGCTCTTAGAAAGGGCAAATGGTGGAACGGTGGGTCTAAAGAAAAGATACAAGGGGCTCAGTTTAGTTGGAACGATAGCTACAGGGATGTTTTAGATGAAGATGGTAATCCAAAGGTTGTAAAATCAACCGGTGAAGTTTACCGTGAAATGGGTTGGGTACGTCAAGGAGAAGAGAGAGATACTCCAGAAGATAGAGCCGAGTTTTTAAGTAGGCTGTACTCGGGGTTTGTAAACAAGTACTCTGAAGTTCCTGAGGCTCTACAGGGGGATGAAGATACTACAGTTGCTGTAAATGCTGAAGTCGGGGCTAAGGGTAAATTAGGTAATAGAGCAAACTACGAGATCCTACCTAGCGGAGATATAGCTTTAACTGGTTTTATGCCTAATATGAGCACATGGGGAAACGTAGCTAGATCGGCTGTAGATCCTTCAGATGCAGAAGTAAAACTTTGGATTTTAAAATCTAAGCAAGATGAGAATGTACTTGCTGGTAAAGCTACAGCTGGAGACTCTAAGGCAGCTGATGATTTAAAAAAGTACAGATCCGGTATTGGAAAATATAGAAAGGCTAACAGAAATCCTGACTGGGATGCAAATAGCGTTGTTATTGAAGTAAATACAAAAAAGACTAATGTCTCGCCAGATGAAGTCAGATTAGCGGTGGTAGAAGCCCTATCTTCTTACTTTAATAATCAAGGTATAAAAACAAAAGAAGACAGCAAGGATAAAGTAGAACTAGGTCCTGGATTTACATACAAGATTGAAGAAAATGGCGATATCGTTATTGACGGTAATTTTGATAATGATGACTTTAGAAAACTAGTTAAAGAGCATATTAGAAAAGGCAATAGCCAACTTAAGTTCAATGATTACGTTACTCAGCTAACTATCACTCCATTTGCACCTAACGATGAAGAAAGAGATGCGGAGCGTAATAGACTTTTAAATGGTATTAAAGACATCATTTCTGCGCAGAGTGAAGGCGAAAAAGACGGGGAACCGGAGGCCGTCTCCACCCCGGAAACGGAAGCCCCGGCAGTTCAAAAGCAACCTGAAGAGGCTAAACCGGAAGGACCTACTCAGCAGGAAATAAACAAGGCCGCCTGGGAAGAGGCTAGAAATATTTTTGTACAGCACAATAAGCTAGTCAAAGAGGGTAAACTAGAAGAAGCTGCAAAAATTCGTGCTGAGCTTGAGAAAAAATCTCCCGACTATGGCCACTATTTAAATCTTACTGACGAAATATCTAGGGTGTCAGAGGGTGGAGTCACTCCTAAAAACAGTCAACTTGTGACTGAACTCGGTAAAGTACGAGGTTTATACGCTGATTACATAAATAGAGGTACTACCAATGGAGACTTCCATCCGTTAGATTCCGAGGGCCAACAGCGATTCCCTTACAATAATCTAATCTCTCAACCTGATCAAGTTGTTCCGTCTACTAGCACTGAAGAGCCGGAAGCTAAAGACTCTGTAGCTAAAGCTAAAGAAATTGTAGATGCTCTACCAGACATAAGAATCCCGGAAGGCTTTATTCCGTCAGAGCATCTTACTAAAGAAGAAACAGTGGACCCCAAGGATGGCACCACCACTATTCAATTTAATCAGGACGATGAACTAAAGAATATTTACAAAAAACTATTTGGAGACGGTGGCGTTCAGTACAGATTGGCTTGGAATAAAGCCATGGGCGACCTAGAAGATTTAATTAAAAATGAGACTGATGAAAGTAAAATAAAAAGTCTAACTGATATTTATGTTAAAGCATATGTAGATTATGCAAGAATGGTAGAAGTCTATCAATCCTTAAACGGTTCAGGTACAGATATTCACCAGCTAACTAAATCTGCTTTAGATGGTGGAGTATTTACACTTCTAGATAAGCGTTCTACCCAGATTAACGAAAAGTTTAATCCTAAAGCTAAAGATGCTTTGAGAAAAGCAGCCGATGACATGCTAAAAAGCATGAAGGCCAATACGCCTCAGGAGCCCGTAAAAGAAGAAGAAGAGAAAGAAAAAGCCAAACCTGTCTCAAACAACGGCATGGTTGCTAAAGCCCCATCAACAGATATTTCTGGCGCAGCCGGTCTAACTTTCACCAGAACTACTGGAGACGCTTACCACCCAACTGAACTGGATAATAAGGGAAGACCTAAAACTATTTATACCCCATCTCCAGGCCCATTCTCTGGAGAAGCACTTAGAAATATGATTACCTCGCTGGAAGGCGACTTTGATAAAATCAGAATATTTTTAGGAGACTCTAAAGTTGTATCTGCTGACTCTGAAACAACGGGATTCAATGCTTTTGATGGGGATGGTCAAATAAATCGAGTTGTTCAGTGGGGCTTTATAGTTCACAACCCAGATGGAACTGAAGAACGACACAGTTTCTTTATTCGTCCGTCCGATGGAGCTACTCTCTCTGAGTGGTCAAAAACCAACCTAGTCAGACCTGTTTACGGTAAAGATGGAAAAGTCACTGGGACTACCCCACTAACTGATGAGTGGTTGGCGACTCAACCGACCGAAGAAGAGCTTCTTCCTAAAATCCTAGAGATTTTAAGTGGCAACCCTATTCTTGCAGCTCACAATATTCAATACGATTTACCATTGCTACATGACATGATCAATAGAATCAATGCAAACAAATCTGAAGAAGACAAGGTTAAGCTCAGTTTTGCTGGTGCAATCGACACCATGGATCTTGCTCGTTACATCACTAAGACCTATGACGCTGGAAAGGGTGTTCTAGAGGGACCTAGCAGAGTTAATGATGAATCAAAAGATCCTAATGACCCTACCAACAGAGTAAGTAGTGCCAAACTCCCCGACGTTCTGTCTTTCCTAGGTCTTAAACCTAGTGGTTGGCACACAGCCGATGGAGATGCTGAAGACACTCTAAGAATTCTAGACGGTCTACTTCGTCATGCAGCAGAGAAACCGGATTCCGTACCTAAGGGCGGACGCTTTGGTGTGACCGCTTTTGATTTTGCAAAAATTGACGAACGTTATAGAGAAAATCTTGAAAAGTTCCTAAAGTACACTAGTTCAGATGCTCCTGCAACTCGTAGACAAAAGTCTATAGATGCTAAAGATGGTTTTGCAGATATGCTTCGAAACAAGTACAAAATCACTGATGAAAAAACCATTGAAGATATTCTAACTCCCCTAGAAAAGGCCACAAGAGGCGAAGCTGCCGACTACATTAAACAAATTAGAGAGCAGCTTGATACAAAAGGCCTTGTTGATATTAAAGCAGTTGTTATTGATGAGCCAGAAGAAAAGCCTGCAGAAGAAAAACCTACTCAAGAAGAAGAAAAAGCTAATCTTTATAAGTGGCTATACGGTGCAGCTTATAACTCTAGTACCTTTAAAGGATCTAAAGACGGTTCGCAGGAATCAGAATCTGATGACAGGGCAAGAAGCAACCTTAATGATATTGCTACTAAAATCTCTAATTTTGGTGGCTTACTAAATAAACTTAAAAAATATCAAGAAGATTGGGAAACTAAATTTCCTAAACCGAGTGGCAAGGACTATAGTGATTTTTATTCAGGTATTAGTAATGTAGTAGATGAGTATTCTAAAAACCCCGATTCAAAAATATCTAAACAAACCGAAGCTGAAAAAGCAGCTGAAAAAGCCGCTAAAGATGCTGAAGATGCTAAAGCACTTAGAAAAGATTTAGAAGATAGGGCTCATGTTGGGGATATCCAGTCAGTAAAAAAACTAACTGCACTGCTTCTGGATAAAGGTAAAAAAGATGAAGTTAGGGATCTACTAGCTAAGCATGAAGACAGTAAAGATACTTATATACTAACTCAGCGCGGGATACTTGCAGCTGAAGATGGAGATACAGAAAAAGCTAAAAAACTACTTTATGAAGCTTTGAATGGTCTTTCAAAAAAAGATCGGATCGTCAGTCCTGCTCATAGGGCTTTACGCGATGTATTGAAAAAAGAAAAAATAACTCCTGAACCTAAATCTGAACCAGTCTCAAACACTACTACACCCAAGCCGGAGGCCACCGAGGCTCCAGAAACGGAAGAGCTTCCTAAAGGTGTAAGTAAAAAAGATATCGGCGAGCTTCAGGTAGGCGATGTTTTATATGACCTTAAGACAGGTAAAACTGCTAAAGTAGTAAAGATATCTGACTCCTATAATACTCAAAAGAAAAAAGTAGAGAAAATAGTAGACGGTAAGCCTACTTATTCAGAAGAAGATATCCAAGTTAAGATGCCTGGGTATAGAGACATAATTACCGAACGCGAAGATGGCTCTACGGCTAACTGGCTTAAGCAAAAAATGTCTAATGCTGTCTACATTAAAAAAGAAGAAGCCAAACCAGAAGCCAAGCCTACAGAAGAAAAGCCTGCAGAAAAGCCTGCAGCCGAACCTGCTGGTACCACAGAGAAACCGCAGAGCGAGCAGCAAGAGACAGAGAAACCGCAGAGCGAAGAAAAAGAAGAAGAAAAACCTGCCGTTGAAAAGCCAAAAGTTTTAGATCATATTCAAAAAATAGATGCTCATAGAGACTCTGAGGGTGTAGATAAACTTGTTGAAGATGGCTATGCAAAAATGGTTAAAGTTGGGGACCTTAAGGCTGGAGATTACATCTTCTATAACAACCAATGGCAGCAAATTTTAGATATCGAGCTGGGACGTGTCGACTGGGTACAGGCTGATGATGGAATAGATAGACTAATTCAGCAAATGGACATTCAAGTTGAAAATCCTATTGGTGGCTACGCATATAAAGAGTTAGCTGACAATAACACCCCTGTTCTAACTCCAGCTGCTTTTGAGGGTGGCCCTACTCCAGTTAAGCCTGAAGAAGATCGAGGGGACAAGAAACCAGCTACACCTCCCAAAACTGAAAAAGCTAAGCCTAAAAAAGAAGCTAAACCTAGGGCTCAAAGTCGTCCAATAAAACTTGACTTGTCTGGATTTACCGACGAAGAGAGAGCACTGCTAAAAGACTACTCGGATGCTCTTTTGCTCGGAGATATGCTGATGTCTGAGTTTGAAGAGGGTGGGTGGTCTCCTCCTAGGGTTGAAGGATTTGAAGGATTTGAAGATTCTAGAGAAATTTCAGATGAAATGTGGAAGCAATTTGAGGATGCTTCAAATAGAGTAAACATAAGCTATGCAGAACGCATGAGATTTGCTGATGCCCTAAATAAACTAGATCCAGAAAAAAGAAAAGACCTGGTATCTAGAGCCATTGAAGTATTAAATAATGCATACAATAAATACCCTTTCGCATATGATTTGGAGAACGAAAGAAGAATTAAAAAAGGCAGTAAGCGTTGGGCAAATCGTATTACAAAAGAAATGGCTAAAGAAGCTAAAAAAGAAAATAAAGCTAAGAATAGAATCTTAACCTTAAAAGATTTAGTTGACATCTTAAATAATCAATCAAAAACAGAGGCTGTAAATCAGCGTAAAAAAGAAAATAAAGAAAAGAAAGAAAAAGAATCTGAAGTAGTAGAATCCCCAGCTTACGAATCTCCGGCTATCTCGGAGGTTAACGGATTAGAAATTGAAGGTGCGACAGAGATTACTGGAGATAGAAAAGCATTCGTTGAAGCCGAGTTATACGGAAATGACGGTACAATCTATCAAACTCCAGGCGATTTGATCCCAGACGTGAACGCTCCAGAAGCGTATCAAAAAGCGTACGAAAAATACATAAAGGACATGGGCTATGAAGAAACTGAAAAATCAAAACACTGGTTTAATCTTTTAGTCAAAAACGCTAAGAAAAACTCTAGAAGTAGTAAGCGATACAGAATGCTTCAAGTTAGTGGCACATACTCCCATATTCGTTGGATAGATGGTGAAGTTGATCCGAAGGCTCTTAAAAACATAGTTGGCGAGATTAAAAAACTTAATGATGTGTTTGGTACTCATCAACAAAAAATCAATATAATTCTAGCTCCGTCTAATACTTTCGGCCCTAATAGTAAATATATTAGAGTACAGCCAACTGTGCTTAGTGGTTACAGCGCTTTAGGCGACTCTTCATTCACCATGGTTATAAATCCAAACATGCATGACGCACCGCTTGGTGAAGATAATGGAGTCAAATACGGGTCTAAGCCACTAGATGGTCTAATGGATGCAACTATTCATGAATATGGCCATGGCATAGCTCAGCTACTCTTAGGACAATATAAAGATGGAAAGGATAGCCATGGACCTGAATACAACGAGTTTGTTTCCCTGTTCGGTCATCTTGTTGGAAATGAGAATGATCATCCCATTTCTAGATATGCAGCCGCATCCGATGGAGAGGCACTTGCTGAGTTCATTAAAGCCGCTTATCTAGCTATTCAGTATGACAAAGGTATATCTTCTAATAGAGACATATCCAAGTTTATAGACTTTTTAACCTCTAAGCTAGAGGATATATCTGTCAGGGGATTGCCTCCGGTAGCTGAAAAAAATAAAGTCTTTGCTAGTGCAATACAAGAGCAGGAGATGGCCAATAGTAGACCTAACTTCCCTAAAAAAGTTGTAAAGAAGACTAAAAACAATGTAGAGAATGAGTTCCATGAGAGAACTCCATTCTATGAGCGTGGACTTACTCCTTATGGAAGTAAGCTAAATCCAATGGACAACTCTCTTGTTCAAGCAATGTACAAAATGACACTTGACTATATCAACATAAATAGTCAAAACCCTACTCCAGCAAATACGCACAATATGCATGTTGCGATGTTGAATTTGAAAGAAGCTTACGATTCATTCTTCTTTGCCTATGCTAGCAGGGAGCCTAGATTCAACGTTGAGACTATTAAAGATAATATTTCTCAGGAAATATCTCCTAGCACATACACTACTTGGAGTAGCAACAAGCCATTTATCCCTGGCGGAAACTCAGACACATCTACTAAGTTTGGTAACCAGATTGCGATGGGAAGGTATAAGGCTGATAATGGCGATACCTACCACCTTGCATACGTTAGAACCGTCGATCTTACTGACCCTGAAGACTCTAAAGAAAAGGTTATGGTTATTGCATCAAAGCCTAACCAGAATAAAGATGAGTTTTTTGGAGAAAATGCTACTCTAAGAAAGCTTCTAGAGTCTAGTTCAAGTACTATGACTATTGGATACTACGATACTGACTCTTTGGAGATTCATGGCGTAGAAACTAAGCCAGAAGATCAGGGGCAGGGATTAGCCACAGCATTACTAGCTTTTGCAAGAATGAATAACAAAAAGAAAATAGTTCATTCAACTAATCCTACTTTAAGCATGGAGGCATGGGCTCACTCTGTGGATAAAAATCCAAATAACCACATTGTGCTTTCTAGATTTATGGATAGATATTATATTACTGGAGCTGCTCCAAAAGCTGAACCAGCCATAAAAGAACTAGAGGATGGTACTGTACTTTGGCCACGTCACCAAGTTCCGCTGACAGTTCAAGACTACAGACTACTTCCTCAGATGGATATTAGACCATCATATGATGGAAGATATACTGCAGACGAGCTCTCTGCTGTACAAGCTCACTACAACGGCTTGAACTCCGAGTTTGTAGAGAGTAGTCTAATATCAGCGTTTAACAAAGAAGAAAGTAGACTTCCTAGGGCAACGTATATCTATAGCGGTGCTCATGCTCTAAAGGGATCTGATCTTCATGGGTTATTCTCCAACAAAAACCGTGGGGATGTAGTTTCAATAAATGATAGATATATTTCAGCCACTAATTCTCCAGTTTCAGCATATGAAACCTTAGGTCCTGGCAAAGCTAGTAATGAAGAATCTGAAGAAGGATTTATGCTCATTGTTAGAGCTCCTAAAGGTTCTAGAGCAATAACTAGCTCGGATGGAAAAATTCTGCTAGATAGAGGTTCATCTTTTAGAGTAGCTAATGTAAATAGAACTAAACGTAAAGATGAAAATGGCGAAGTTTTAGAAAATGCATTTAATACGGTTCTTGTATTAGACATGCTTTCTGGATCAAATACAGGAAAATCTTTAGTAGAACCTGAAGGTAGAAAGAGAGATTCTCGCTCTGAAAGTGATGCGTATAACGTTGGTAGAGAGTATGGACGTAATCTAAATCCTAAGCTTGTTGATGCTAGATCTAGACGTGGTGCTGGGCTAGGACCTAACAACTCCTTGGTTGGATATGTATCTACAAATAAGCTTAGAAGTATGGCAGGAAACCCAGCTGACAATGAAGAAAAGCTAAAAGAGAAACTTGATGACATATCGTCTAAGCGTGGAATAACTCACCCCGCCGTTGTTGTTTTTGATCCTCAAACTGGCTTTGGCTATCTTTGGGATGGGAACCACAGAGTAGAGGCCGCTCATAGAAATGGTATCTCTCATGTTCCGACTAGAGTTTTGCGTAGATCATTTAACGTAGAGGATCACCCAAATGCTACTAAACTAGGTCAGAACTGGGCGGACTCATCACTGTCTCCAGAAAACTTTCCTGTAAATAGTCACCCATACTTTGTCTTTGATCCTGCAGATATGTTGGTCGGTAACTCTTCTGTGGGAGAAGACCTTATTCAAGAAATGGCTATAGGGCTTGCTCGAGTGGATATGTCTGCTAAAGACAGAAAAGACGTGTCTGATGCTTATAAGCAAGATGCCAGTAGACTTCCTTCACCTTTTAATCCTGGAACCTATGTTCAAAATAAAGCAAATGGAAGAATTGGTCAAATAATTGGCTTTGAGACCGATGGTGACGGTAAGTATACAGGCAAACTACAGGTAAGATATCTAGATGGAATTGTTGATGCACTTGATAACTATCCTAAAGAAGAGATTGACTACGACTCAAATGGTGAAAGAGTTCGTATTCATGGTATATCTGATGAAACTGGGTCGTACAACGACAGAAGAGCTTACACAGAAAAACTCCACGCTATTGGTGATTTAGAGCCAGTCACTGGAAGTTTTGTGACTTCAGGTGGAGGATCTATCTATCTAAGTGATACTATGTACGGTGTTATTTCTGGAGAAGGAATCTACGGAAGAGTAAATAGATTTATCTCCCCTGGAGTTATAGAGATAGCTCAGCTAACTGGCGTAGACAAATATGGAATAAAGCAATACAAAATGCATACAATTAAATCTTCGCAGTTCCTACCTATCCAAGATAGACGAGAGACCCTGGACCCAGACAAAAACTCTCCTGTACATGAGCGTAATATGGCTATGGATACTGAAACATATGCTCAGATACTTGAAGTTATTGCGTCTCTAAGATCTTATGGCTACATACCTGAGGATATTGAAAATGCTATTTTCAATAGCATTCACAACAGATTTGTAACATACACGGGTGGTCTTGAAATTCTCAGTTTCTTAAAAAACTTTGATAGGTACCGTAGAAGTCTAATTCAAGATATTATTCGTAAAAACTCTAACAAGGGAGCTACAAAGCAAAAGAAATATGCACCAGAGCGCCCGGTTGAAGAAACAACCACTACTCCCGCTGTCACTAAAAATGCATTTGCCGTTAGCAATATAGATGAGTTTAGATCTTTTGCAAATAAGGACAATCTATTAAATGGAATGCCTTTAATTTCTAGCCAGCACCCGACTGACCCAGCGGGAGATAGTTTGATGGCTAATATTCAGGGAATACTCTATGAATTAGACGTGGTTAAAGATTCTGAAGCTAATAGCATCATCTCTAAATTACCTAACATGAGCCAGAAAGAAGCAGAAAAACTTCACAAAAAACTACAAACTGCTTTATTAAATAAGAGAATAGCAAACGACCAACCAATAGATGGACTTACCATCCCAGAGGGGTATAACACAAGTAAACTTACTGGATATGCTCCTACGTCCAAGTTGCCTGAGGATGCAAGTGAGTCCGAAATGTCTAAGGTTTTGGACGCTGCCATGAAAGAAGCTATTCAAATTACTAGTGGGCCTGATGGTGCTGAAAAGAGAGATTTAGTAGAGTATATTCTGAATAACCCAGAAGTTATGGCTATTATTGGTAAGGGTGGTGTAGGTAAGTCTGTTCTTCTAAATCTACTGAGAGCTAGACTAACAATGGCCGGCATTCCTTATGCTGTCATTTCTCCTACTGGAGTTGCAGCTACTCCTGTGGGTGGAGTTACCATCCACTCACTGTTCGGGTTCGACACCGGACCGCAAATGACAAATCTTTTGGATGTGGATGGTTTAGGTAAGCTAGATAGATACTCCGCTTCAGGTTATATTGGAGCTAAACTAAAAGATCTTCAGTATCTACTTTTAGATGAGGTTTCCATGGTTAGACCAGATTTAATAGATGGAATGGATAGAGCTCTTAGAATAGCCAAGGGCATAAATAAGCCATTTGGTGGAGTTGCTTTGATTATGTTTGGTGATCCGTTCCAGCTACCGCCTGTTGGAATAAAAGAACTAAATGACCCAGAGCTTAAAATTGAAGACACGGACTCCCCTAAAGTCCGTGAAAGAAAGAGGCTAGAGCTAGCTCAAGCTACTGAATTTAGAGAAAAATATGTAGACAACTGGTTCTTTAGTGCTGATGCTTTTTCTAAAGAGCCGGTTCCGGTAGTGGAGTTAACTACTGTATATCGTCAAAAGAATGGTCCTTATGTAGATGCTTTGAATGCTGTTAGAGAGGGCGAAGTTACCGAATCTGACTTAGATCTGATAAATGGTAGACGAATGGTGGATAGAAAGAATCTTAAGAAGGGAGCTCCGACAATTGCACTGACAAATGCTGCAGTAGATTTAATTAATAAAGAAAGATCTGCTCAAGTAGAGGGGGCTACTCATAAATTAAAAGCTACCATTCCAGAGGATTTAGAGCTTACTAGAGATGAAGAAAATAACCTATTTGCTGAAAAAACCATTGAAGTAAAAATAGGCGACTTAGTTATGCTAGTTAAAAATGACAACGGTGACCAGAGAGATAAAGCTGGAATTAGCGATAACTACAATCGATGGAGTAACGGCACCATGGGTAGACTTAAAGGTGTGCACTATGCCAATGAAGAAGACAGAAAGAAAAATGATCCAGACTATATAACTGTGTCTCTGGTTGACTCAGACGGTGAAGATTTGTTAGACTCTAAGGGTAACGCGATTGTTCACAAAGTATATAGAGATTCTGAGGAAAAGAAGGGCTTAGATCTTACAGATGTTTTTGACGAAAATAGTAGATCTATTAAAAAACGACTGAAGATGCTTTCACAGGGCAAGTATGAGCAATTCCCTATAAGATTGGGATATGCCTTAACCGTCCACAAGGTTCAGGGTAAAAGCTTAGACGCTGCAATTATAGATTTTATGGATCCTGAACGTGTAAATCCTAAAGATAAAAACTCTGACTATAAGATTGACCCACTGACTGGGGAACCAATAAGAAGAGAAAGAGAACCTTGGGATGCAGGTCAATTGTATGTTGCTCTTAGCCGTCTTAGAAGTTTAGAGGGACTATTCCTAACTAGAAAAATTAGCTTAGATGATGTGAAAGTTGATCCAGCAGTACGAAACTGGATTGATAAAGTTAGAACTGTAGCAGAACTACAAAATAAGGCTAAATAGTAGAATGATACAATAGAGCAAGGATTATTTAGTAATAATTCACCGTTTTTGTGCCTTATCAAGAGGAAAATTTAGATGACAGATTCAGGAAAAACTCCACTCTATGTAGGTAGTTCCGGGTCTTTAGCACTCTTTTCATTGGGTGAAAAAGCCATAGTTTTAGACCTAGACTACAACATTGTAGTGGGTACTGGATTTACGTCTACCCTATCTTCCCATAGAGACTGGGAGATAGACCAGTCTGTTGAAATAACTAAAGCTGCCTTAGAGCTTGCTCAGGCATCTTTAACTGACCTAAGCATTAAAGTTGTAACCGCTTCTGCGTCTGGACGTCTATATACAATACCAAAGGGTGCTCAGTCTGAAGCTGAAAAAGCTCTTGATTGGCATGCTGAGCATCACAGGGGCGGTACTCCAGTTGGGTTAAACAGCGCACGTATTTTAGCTAAGGGTGGGCAGATTGGGCTAGCAAAGGTTCGTCATATAGCAAAATACTTCCCTCGCCATGAAGTTGATAAACAGGGTAAAGGTTGGAAGCCAGGAGAAGATGGCTTCCCAAGCAACGGACGAATCGCGTGGGCCTTGTGGGGCGGGGACACCGCTTGGCGTTGGGCCCAGGCTATTGTTGAACGCGAAAACAAAGCCGCTAAAACAGCATCTGCTGCTATCATAGCTGGAGCGGACTTAGACTCATTTAAAAAAGCATTCTATTTAGACCCTATGTCTGCACCAGACTTCCTCATTAGAGTCAGACTTGATGGCTCTGGTATTGACCGACTCTATAAAATTGATACTGATGGCGAGGTCTATGTTTGGGATGACGGTTGCTGGGACGACCTTGGTGCTCAGGCTGACGTGTGGGACTACGATAAAGTCTTAGATGACCCATATGATTTGATTGAAAAGTCACACCTACCAGTCGACCCTGACTCAGCTATTATCATTGCAGCTCGTATGCAACAGAACCCTTATGGGTTGGTTTCTGTCGGGGATATAGATGCCGATGAGGCAGCCTTAACTATGTTTGCTGCTTCAGAGATGGAGTGGGATGTAATAGACTACACCCTTACTGCAGCTGGAACTTCTGCTGGCGATGGAGTCTATACTCCACAAGAGCATTCAATGCACGCTAAGCAACAGGTGCGTAGTTCTTTGGGTAGATTCTCTCCTGAAAATAAGCCTGAGGATCCTGAGGCTCAAATCAAAAATAACAACGAAGATTCTGATATAAATCGTAAAAGGGATAAAGACCAGCCTATGGATGATCTTACCCGTCCACTAGATACTTCAGGAATTTTAGGGGAACCTAGAGACCCAATAAACCAACCATATGCCCACACCCCTGGACTTTTACCAGCTCTAACTGCTGGAGATATTCATGACATTATGTATAACTGGGATGGCTGGGTTCAGTCCCAGAGAGCTGACTACGCGTCTGGGATACAAAGCTCCGGTGCTCCAGTAGATGAGAGTCAGTTAGATGAGCCAGAAAAGCATGATGAAGACGAGAATGATGACAAGCATGATCACCCGCTTTTAAGAAAATGGTTAATAGCTAGACATAAATCGCAGACCCAAAGCCCTGATGAGGATTGGGCTAAAACAACTATCTCTGCAGCTGGAGTTGCACCAGCTCCACTAAAGACTCAGGCAAAACAGTCTTATCAGATGACCCCAAAAACATCTGACGTTAAGCCACTATATTTTGCTATTGTTGCTGATGATGACCCTAGAGCAGTTTTAAGTCTAATTTCTATAGTTCCGGCAAGTTCCACCTCTACATCACCTATGGTCTACAAAAGAGTTAAAGGCAAGTGGGCCAGAGATCCTAAGGTGCTTAATGACTTAAAATCTGCTACCCCGCCTCCAGTTATTCCTCTTACACCTAAAGTGCTTAATGACGTACTTCTTCAAGTAGATAAGTCCTCTATGACTGCATCCGGAATTTTTGATGTGGATCATTTGTTAATGGTTCTTTGGGGACCACGTCAGGAGATTGTAGACACTTACGGGGACCAGTTCTTTAACTCATTGAATGAAAAAGAGCAAATTAATGACACTTTCAAAGCAGTTTTTTCACTAGCTGCTGCAGGAGGTTTGGATAAAAATAGAGGTAATGCTGAAAAACTTCGCCACTATTGGACCCATGGTAAAGGTGCTTTAAAGATTCGCTGGAATACTGGAGGAGATTGGACTCGTTGCGTTCGACACTTAGCTAAATACTTAGGTCCTCGTGCAAAAGGGTACTGTGCTCTACGCCACAGGGAAGTGACGGGAATGTGGACTGGTGATAAATCTCACCGTCAACTATATGGTCGTAAGAAAAATGGTAAAAATGTATTTAGCACGGAGTTCGTTAACTCTACTGCTGAGGTTCTTACTGCATCTGCGGTATCTGTAAAAGCTGAGCTTGCTAGAGAGCGATTTGGACTAGTTGCTTCAGCAATTCAGCCTCAGGGGGCGGCTTTTTGTATTCCTCTAGTAGTGCCTGAAGATGTGGAGTCTGGTGACGGTAGAAAGTTCAAGAAAAACTCTATAACTCACCGTGATCTTCCATTACCACTTATGTGGCAGATGAAAACTGGTGAAGGTCATTTAGGGTCAGTAGTAGTAGGTCGAATAGACAGACTAGAGCGCACCACTCAAGGGCTTGGGAACGCATATGGAGTCTTTGATACTGGAGTTCACGGTCAGGAAGCTGAGCGTTTAGTTCGTAATGGGTTCCTTCGTGGGGTATCTGCTGACATGGATAAATTTGAAGCTACTGAAGAAAAACCTACTTTAGAGAATGCAGAAGATGACTCAGAACTAAAAAAGAGCAAAATTTTAATAAATAAGGCGCGCGTTATGGGGGCTACAATTGTTGCAAAACCAGCCTTCCAAGAGTGCAGTATTCATATAGTACATAATGACAACAACCAACTAACTCTCCCAAAGGAAAGCAATAAAATGCAAGATGGAATATATGTAGATGAAGTGGACGCAGCAGATGCCCAAGCCTTAGTGGCTTGCGGCGTTATCGCTAGCGTTATCCCAACCGTACCGCCTGCTGAGTGGTTTGAAAACCCTAAACTCACTGGCCCTACCCCCCTAACAGTAGATGACATGGGGCGTGTCTTTGGACACATTGCTGCATGGCACGTCGACCACATTGGTCTCACTGCTGGGACCAAGCCTCCTCGTAGCAAGAGTAACTATGCCTATTTCCACACTGGAGTTGTTCGCGCAGACGACGGTAAAGATTACCCAGTGGGTCAGCTAACTCTTGCTGGGGGTCACGCTTCCTTAGAAGCTAGTGCCTATGAAGCAGTAAAGCACTACGACGACACAGCTTCTGCTATTGCAGATGTTCATGCGGGCGAAGATGCTTACGGTATCTGGGTAGCTGGTGCCCTACGTCCTAGCGCACAGCCAGAGCAGATTCGTTCGCTTCGCGCCTCAGCTCCTTCTGGTGACTGGAGACCTATTCGCGGTGCACTTGAACTTGTTGCCGTATGTCAGGTAAACGTTCCGGGATTCCCTATTGCTAGAGCTCGTGTTGCATCGGGCGCAGTTATGGCACTGGTTGCTGCGGGTGCTATGACTCTTGCAAAAATGAAGGCAGACCCTATTAATGAACTTAAAGCAAGACTAGACAACCTAGAAAAGTATGGAGTTCCAAAAGAAGACTTGGCTGCTAGAGTAGCATCTCTAAAGTCAAGAGTTGATGAGGCTAAAACCGAGTTCACATACATCTCTAGGGATGAACGTGAAAAACTAGCTAAAGAAGGTAAGGCTCTTCCAGATGGCTCATTCCCTATTGAAAATGTAGAGAATCTTCGAGATGCCATTCAAGCTTATGGACGTGCAAAAGATAGCCACAAAGCAGCTGTTCGCAAGCACATCGAAAAGCGTGCTCGTCAGCTGAACGTACGCCACTTGATTCCAGAAAACTGGAAGACTGCGGCAACTGATGCAGTAACTGCCAGTGCTCAGGATATCCGTACTAGATTAGAAGAATTTACCGCTATTTCTGAACTATCCTCTATCCCGGAAGCAGAGCGTGCAAGTTTGGCTAAAAAAGGTAAAGCACTCCCCGACGGTTCATACCCAATTCGCAACGAGCAGGATCTAAAAAATGCTATTACGGCATCTGGTAGAGCTACTCTTGAAGATGTAGAGGTAGTTAAAGCTCACATAGTTAAAAGGGCCGAAACACTAGGAAAACTAGCTTTAATCCCTGAAGATTGGGGGGTTAGGACAGAAAGATCCTACTCTATTCTAGATTTAGCTTCTCAGGAGGCCATGGGAAAAACCTTCGCAGCTGAGGATGATTCATCAGTAGTAGTCGCACCTACTACCGATGCCCCAGCTGCAGAAGTAACCCCTGCGCCAATTGCTGAAATACCTGCATCACCGGAAAGTGAGGCAAAATACGTTCCTGGGGTAAACCAACCTAGGGACAGATCTGGAAGATTTTTAGATGTTCTAGCTAGGCTAAAAAATGATTTAGGTCCAAATGCTAGCCAAGATGTTGTTGATGCCGTTCATCAAGCGGATAAGCTCGCTCAGGCTGGTAACTATTCTGAATCTGTTGAAGCTAGTCAAAAACTACTAAAAACCTTAGATCAATTAGATGACGGTTCTTTGAATAGTGAGGAGCTAGCAAACGTAAAGAGTGCTGCTTCGGAGTTGGGAAAGATTGTTACTAATTTACCACTACCGTTTAAAGATCCTAACGCAAAAATGAGATATTCAGACTTACCTCCCGTACTAAAAAATCTACTAGATACCATGGTAGATCGGGTGACTAAGAAAATAGGAAAAGATGACGCGGCCGAGGCCACTGAATCTCTCCGACAGTTTATGTCTGGGTCTGAGCTATTTAACCAGTCGGACTTGTCCGCTAATCTGGCTAAAATGCTCAGACTATTGACTTAAATAATAGAAAAACAAAAAACAATGTAAAATTGTTACTAGGTGGAGTGCCTCTATGCTATTTGCATTAAGTCCCTTTACCTTGGACCGAAAAAGCCAGTGAGTGAAATACACTCACACAACTGTCCTTAAGGAGGACCAGTGGATCAGATTAAGTCGCAGGTTGATAACCTTGCAGAACTGAGCGATGAACAAGTCGCTCAGTTGCAAGATGCTATCGTAAGCGAATTTGAATCGTTTGAATCACAGGACCCGACTGTAGAATCAGTTGACGCTATGACGTCTCTCGCTGACATGCTTGACACCGTTCGTGGTGAAGTTTCCCGCCGTGAGGCAGCTCTTCAAGAGCTGAACTCTCGTATGGCGGAGGCTTCGGCTCGAGTCAAGGGCGAGGGCGACTCAACCGACAATGCAATGCCATCAGAAGATGACACTGTTGTGCCGGCCGATGGAGAAGTTCCAGCAGAGGGCGATGTCCCACCTGCTGAAGCCCCAGCAGATGGTGAAGTACCGCCTGCTGACCAGCTTCCTGAAGAGATGCCGGGCGAAGAGCCTGCAACTCCTGAAGAAGAAATGGGAGAAACTCCAGCGGAAGAGGACGAGGAAAAGAAGAAGAAGGACATGGAGTCCTATTCCACCACCGAGTCTGCTGATGCGTCAATTGAAACTGTAGAAGGTTCTGAACTTTCAACCGAAGAAGTAACCCCAACCGAAACTCCAGCTGAAGAGCCTGTAGTCGAGGAGCCAGTAGTAGCTGAAGGCGAAGAGCCAGAGGTTGTTGCAGAGAACACAGAGTTCTCAACCGACAGCGAAGAGATCGCTGTTGAAGAAACACCAATTGAAACCCAAACAGCTCCAGAAGAGCAGAAAGAGCAGGCCCCCGTGACCGCCGCAGCAGAAGAGAGCTTCCAAGCTCCAGCTGATCGTCAGCCTGTAATTCAGGTAACAGAGGCTCCAGTAGCAATTACTGCTGGTGCTGACATCCCTGGTTACACAGCTGGTTCAACAATCAATGACATGAGTGAGGTAGCATCAGCTATGGAGAAGCGTCTCCACTCACTTCGCCGTGTCAACGGTGGAGATGGAGAACAACACATCGTTGCATCCTTCACCACTTCATACCCAGAGTCTCGTACTCTATCAACCGACGCTGAGTCAAACGCGCGTAAGATCTCTGCTGTTGCTGGCCCTGAGGCACTTGTTGCTTCTGGTGGTCACGCTGCACCGTTCGAAGTTAAGTATGACATCTTCGGTCTCGGTTCTACTACCGTTCGCCCAGTTCGTGACTCGTTGCCACGTTTCCAGGCTGACCGCGGTGGTATCCGTTATGTAACACCTCCAACCCTGATTCGCTACAACGGCGGTTCAGTTTATGACTATGACAACGCTGTTGGCGTTTGGACAGCTGCAACTGACGTTGCTGCTGCGACCACAACCTCAATCACAAAGGCAAGTCTTACTGTAACTTCTGCTCAGGAACAGACCGTTTCAACTGATGCTGTAACTCTACAGCTACAGTTTGGTAACCTGATGACCCGTGCATACCCAGAGTTGATTGCTCGTCACAATGAGCTAGCTCTAGTTCAGCACGCTCGCGAAGCAGAACTAAACCTACTAAGCAAGATGTCAACTGCTTCAACAGCAGTTAACGCACACGTTGCAACTACTGAGGCTGCAAGCCTTATTGGTTTTGCTCGTGACTTCTTGGTACAGGTTCGTAAGGCAGCTGTTGCTTACCGTAGCCGTCACCGTATCGATGCTGGTACTCGCCTAAAGGCTGTTGTACCTGCTTGGATCTTTGACGCTATGTCTGCAGACCTTGCTCTAAACATGCCGGGTGATGGTTCTCTAGGTGTTGGCGCTGCTGAAATCCAGGGTTACCTATCTGGAAGCAATGTCGAAATGGTTGCATCAGTGGACTTGAACTCATTTGGTGCACAGCAGGGTTCTGCTGCTGCTCTACTAGAGTTCCCTGACACAATCAACTGGTTCTTGTTCGCTGAAGGTACATTCTTGTTCCTTGATGGCGGTACTCTAGACCTAGGTATCATTCGTGACAGCTCTCTAGTTGGCACAAACGATTACAAGATGTTCGTTGAAACCTTCGAAAGCGTTGCATTCGTTGGTGTTGAATCATTGTACATCACTAGCAAGATCAGTATCAACGGTGTTGCCGCAGCTCTGCGCGACACTACAGGTGGCGCTACTGCTGCTGCTATCGAAGAGTAAATCTTCTAGCAAACTGGTAGACATGGTTTCCCGGGTGGCTTTTTTAATGAAGTCACCCGGGGAAACCCCAAAATTTTAACTTACATTAAAGGAAAAAGATGGCCACTTTTAAGGGCATATTCCCAGCTCCTAAGCTAAAGCCTATGGAGTTCGGGCTTTTCAGTGTTAACAAGGGCGGACCAGAAGTTACTGGTGACTCTGTAGAGGCTGAGCACTGGGTCCGTGGATTTGAAGTTGATCTGGAGTCTCGTCCTAACTACGTCCGTATTATGGACGATACCGACAGCGTTACTAGTGTTGTATTTAGCGATCCAAATGCACCACGCTACTTGGAAGTAAAACCTTTTTTCATTGAAGTTGAAGACTTTGCAACCACTATGGGCCTTCTTGGCTTAGACCGTAAAGAGCGTGTACTTCGTCAGCTTGAGGCTGTTACTCAGCGTACAGTGGAACGAGAATTCTGGGAAGGTGACATCACTACTGGGCGTGGTTACGCAAATACTTATCTCACAGATGAAAACACCGTAGTTTTGGCTGCTCCAAGTGGAGCAAGAACGACTGCTGTACCGCCTCATCACGCTATTGCCTATCTAGAGCGTGCAATTGGAGACACTTCTGCTTCAGGCGAGCAAGGTATTCTCCACATTACTCGTGACGTAGCTGCTCTTCTTGGTTCTCAATACATGCTTACTCGAAATGATGATGACCCTAATCACATTCACATTGAGACTAACTCGGGTACAACTGTGGCAATCGGTTCTGGCTACACTGGAAATGGTATTCACTACAGTATTGCAACTACTACTGCTGTATCTGGTACAGCTTTCACGCTTACTACAACTAACCCGCACCACATTTCAGTAGGTGAAACAGTTAAAATTACTGGGCTAACTGGTGCTCAGGCTACACTTAATGGTAGCTATGCAGCGGTAGCGGGGACTACTGGAAGTACTATTGTTGTAACACTACCTTCTAGCCAAACAGTGGCTGGGAACTCATCTGTTGCTGCAGGAGCATATGCTCAGATGCAGGCATCAGCTGATCACAAATGGCTTTACGCTACTGGCACTATCGGAATCAAACTCGGTAAGTCAGAAGTGGTAAATGACACATTGGCTCAAGCCTATGCTGTCACAGCAAATAATAATGACATGAGATTCAAAGCATTCCGCCCTGTGGCTGCATATTTTGATACCTCGATACACCTCGCTGTTAAAGTTGATGTTTCAACTACAGCAAATTAACAATCAACTACTAATTAAGGAGAATAGGTAATGCCTACTCAAGACTATGCAGCCAGCATCCAAGGTGTGTCAATTCGTGTCACCCGCTTGGACGCAGCAGGCAACCTCGGCACCGCCGCAGGTGACAGCTACACAACATCCGCATTTATGCGTTTGTCATTTACCCCAGAATACGAAGAAGGTGACGAAATCACTGAGAAGTCGGCTAGCGGTATCGTCTGTGTGACCTACAAGTCTCCAGATGTACTAAAGCGTCTTACCATGGAACTCGCTATCTGTGAACCAGATCCGGAGCTAACTGCTCTTCTATCTGGAGGTCTACTACTTCGCAAGAACGTAGGAACCCTAGCAACCCCAAACAACAAGTCAATCGGTTGGGCATCCCCAGCCGTTGGCGATGACCCTGCCGGTTACGGTGTGGCTATCGAAGCTTGGTCATGGGCTGTTAAGGATGGAAAGCGTGATGGCGCTCGTCCATACTTCCACTGGGTATTTCCATATGTTAAGGTACGTCAGTCAGGCGACCGTGTTATCGAAAATGGTCTAATGGCCAACACTTTCGAGGGCTTTGCTCTTGGAAACATTAACTTCGGTTCAGGTCCTGATGGCCGCTGGGAGTATCCAGTTGCTGCAGAGCGTCCTTATTCATATGCACGCTCTACATGGGCTCCAGTTGGTCTAAACGGTTACTACACTTGGACCGACGGTGTTGCAGACCCATACTACGTCACCAACAAGGCTCTTGGCGCTAACGTGGCTAACCTTGTATCTGGTGTTGGTGTTGCAACTAACCCATTCGCAGTCAATGACCAGATCCTTGTACAGGGTGTGGACGCTACCTTCGATACAGTTGGAAACATTCCTGCAGTTGTTCTAGCAACTGGTGGAAACGCTACAGCTGGTTACTTCACAACCTATGCTTTGGTTGCTGCAAACGTTACTTCAGTTGCTGTTGCAAATACCACAGTCAATGGTGTAGTTAATACACCACTAATCAAGGTTCTTGGTGGCGGTGTTGAGACCCCAACCTCGACAGCTGTTAATGATTTTGCTGGTCAGGGTCTCTCTGCAGGAAACGCTGCTGGTGCAAGCACCTTCAACGTTCCTGGAAACGTAAACTTCAACCCAGCAACTGCTGTGGACAGAATTATCGTTTCAAACGAGGATCCAGTAGCTTAATAAGCAAATATCTGATGAAGGCGGCGTGCCTTGGTGTGCGAGACATGCCGGTACGCCGCCTGATTCATTTCTTAGGAGACATAGCCAATGGCCGGTACAAACTTATGGGTTCAACCCGAAGAACTTGGAGTATACGCAAACACAGAGTTTGCGTATGAAGCAGCTAAAACTGCATCCTATCTTCTTTGGGCTATGTCCGGTAGAAAGTTTACCGGTGAGGTTACTGTAACTGAACGTTACGTTTGCGCTAAGCGTGCATATCGTATGGGGCCTTCTTCTAAAAACTACTATGCAACTTTGATTGCTGGTGAAGTTTACAATATTCCGATTACTGACTTTCAAGAATATGCTGAGTTGGTTTCGGATGGCCTCTCTCCCGAGTCCCGAATCAGACTTCGCGGTCGTCCAGTAACTAAAATTCACGCAGTAAGAACTCGTGATGGCCGTATTTTAGATCCAGGTAGCTACTACTTAGTTGATCACTCTACTCTTCAAGCTTCAGCGGGAGTACCTTGGACTCCTTGTAACGTTGAAGTTACTTATACTTATGGGTCTACAATCCCTGTAGCCGGAAAGATGGCGGCTCGTACTTTGGCTATGGAATTTGCCAAACTTTGGGCCGGAGATGATGACTGCATGTTGCCACAGCGTGTCACTTCTGTCGCTCGTCAAGGAGTTAGCTACACCCTCCTAGATAGCCAAGATTTTATTGATGATATGAGAACTGGTGTCTACGCTATCGACCTATTTCTCAAGTCTGTAAACCCAGACAAGGCTAGAGCTAAGTCTAGAGTTTTTTCCCCTGATATCCCTAGAGCTCGTCGCTCTACCCCTAAAAGTGCGGTGTTACCGGTGGATGCTACTTTTGATATTGCAGTAGTAAAAAAGACTCCAGCTTCTTGGACCTCAGTTGGTAAAGCCACGGCTGACGTAACTTTATTTTTTGATGAACCAGGTTGGACCCCTGTTGTGACTATAAGAAACACCTCTGCGTCAAAGGCTGTGGATATTGCATCTTCAAGTATTGTAGTCAATCCAACAAATGAATCGATATCTTTTAATATTTCATACGATGATGCATATAAGACCTTGGGTGCGGTGGACCCGGGCACATGGACTCTGTACGCAAGTAAGACCATAGCTGGTGTTACAACCCTTGCAGAAATTGAAACTGGAAACCTCCAGATCAAACTATACGACTAGTAGAAAGAAAAAGAATGTCAAAATACGTTCAAACAAACTTTACCGCTGCAGACATGCTAGGTACAGTTAAAGAAGAAGTAAAAGTAGTTAAGCCTAAGGTAACTCCTAAGGTTGCTAAAGTTGAAGCTAAGCCAGTTGAGGTTGTTGTTAATACTGTAGTAGAGCCAGAAGTAGTTGTTGAAGAAGTAGTTACTGAAGTTACTGAAGAAGTTAAGCTAGAAGACGCGGAGTAGTTTATGTCACCGACAGATGTTTCAGACATTTCTGATGATGCTCTAAATCTGAAGAAGATGATGGATGGAGTTCTGGACCGGGTCATAACTATTTACCAATCCTATAACGTCCCACTTCCAGAACGTCGCTATTGGACTTTTGGCGACCCTGTTGTCGATTGTGAGCAAGTTGTAGTCTCTTTTAATCAGATGTATCTCGGTGCTCCTGGGCTTCCAGTTAGTAGTCCTCAACGTTGTCATATGCCTAGAACTGCAACCATTACTATCGGTGTAGCTAGGTCTGTGCCTATAAGTGGTGTTAACGGACGCCCACCTAGCCCGGACAAAATTGAACAATCAGCTTATATTTCGGCAGTTGATTCGTGGGTGCTGATGCAATCCGTCAACCTTCTCGATCAATGGGATGAGTATGGGTTTGGGCTTGGTGTAATTGCTAATTTATATGTTACCGAACCTGAGGGTGGTTTTCAAACTATCAGGTTGGAAGTAACTATGGCGGTTCCTTAAAATGCCGTCCTACTCAAAGGTGGATAAGGGTCAGATTGAATTTATTATGGTCAACCCTAGAGGTGAAGTAGGTAAAACCCTAAAAAGCCGAGCGGATAGGGTTGTAATGGCAGCTAAAATGCAGGTCGGTGTTCAGACTGGACGTTTGAGAAGATCTATTAAAACCTACGATCACATCAAAACTGGTTCTACTATTCAGGCTTTAAAAATAGGGTCTAGTGTCCACTACGGTTATTGGCACCACGAAGGCACTAGACCAGGATTCTATAGAAGAAAAACTATTATAGCGTCTCCTCGGGGAGGGGTGCGAACTATGAGACACCGTCACGTACATAGGGGTACTCGTCCAAATAGGTTCCTCTCAGACAATGTAAAATATATGTATCTATAAAATTTATAGATTTCCAACAAACAAAAGGATATAAAAGATGGCTAGATTTAAGGATTTTGGTAGCGAGAAGAACACTCTCGAACCTATTGTCTTCAAGATTCACGGTGAAGAATTCACCTGCCTACCAGCAATTCAGGGAAAGACTCTTCTTGACCTAATTGCCAGCTCAAGTTCAGATGACCCTGCAGTAGCAAGCGCAGTAACTCTTAAGTTTTTCGAGAGAGTTTTGTCAGCAGAAAGTTTGATCAGATTCAACACTCTACTAGATAGCAAAGACAACATCGTTTCTATTGAAACTTTGACTGACATTTCTACTTGGTTGATTGAGGAGTACACTTCCCGCCCAAATCAGCCGTCAGAGGCCTCCTCCACTGGGGAGTAAGCCTCTGGCCGTACGTTAACGGTAAAGGAATATCACTTGGATTACGTTTGGCAGAGATGGATGCTCCAGATATGATAGACGTACTCCACTTCTTTTTTGAAGAAGATTTTAGATTTGTTTCGCAAGAAGATTCTATTTCTCGAGATGAGCTTCGTATGAGGATGTACAAAGAAATGTACGACGTCGACTATGCTTACTCGCTAAATAGAGATTTTGGAGAAAATGAATCTATGCAACTAGACTCTCCGCCAATCTCTGACGAAAGCCTAGAAATGGACGTAATAAACCCATTTAACCCTCGTGAACGTGAGGTTAAACCGTTTATACAATCAACGACTCTAAATGACGACCAGTTTAACCCTTTTGGGTCTTTACTGGATGACCCGCTCATTTAGGAGGTGTGACCAATGGCAGTCAGAAATCAAGTAGCTGAAGTATTCATTAAAGTCGTTGCCGACTCTAGAGAAGCTATACGCTCCATTGGTCAAAACGTAAAAGCATTAGAGGCTCAGGCTCGGCAGCAAGCTGCACTAGCGGATGCTGCCGAGAAGAGCGCTAATGCTTTAGAAAAAGTAACTGCTAAGCAAAATAAAGCTTTAGATGAAGCAGCTAAAAAAACAAGGGACTCTCTTAAAGCTAGATTAAAAGATAGCGACTACTACAAAAAAGAAGAAGCTCGTTTAAAGCATGAAATGGCTTTAAAAGAAAAAGAAAGAATTAGTAGAGAGAGATCTATAAAATCTCTTGAAAAAGAAGCAAAAAGAGTAACTGCGGTTCAACGCGATTATCAAGATTTTATAAGTAGATCTCACAGAGAAAACTCTAGATTTTTTGACAGACTTTCGCGTCAAGACTTTACTAGAAGTTTTGTAGAGAACTTTAGAAGAGGTATGCAAAAGGGTAAGATAATTACCGCAAAATACCATCAAGATGAGAACTACCTACAAGCTATGGCCAGATCTTTAGGTCTAGCGGCTACTGCACTAGACAGAGTTAAATCCTATGCCGAAAGGGCCGCGGAGGGTTTCTATAAACTTCAAATGATTGGAATGTCCCTTCAGGGAGTCTTGTCTATAGTTGGCGGAGTTATAGGAGATTTAATAGGCGGATTTATGTCGTTTGTTGCTGTAGCTGGTCAGTTGGGTGTTTCTTTAGTTGCAGTGGGTGGGGCATTCCTTAGCGTAATGGCCGGCATGATTGGTGCAAAAACTGCCTTGGCTGGCGTAGGCAGGGCGGTTGGCAATCTGTGGAATGGTCAACAGCAATATAATAGATCTTTAGTACAAGCTAGAATTGCTATGAAAAATCTTCGCTTTGAGGCGGAGAGTGCTGCTCTTGCTCAAGAGGGCGCTGCCATTGCCTTGACTAGAGCAAGATTAAGATTTGCTGCAGTTCAAGATTTACCAAAAAACAACTTAGTATATAGAGAAGCTTTACTTGACTTGAAGCAAGCTGAGCTCGGTGTCAGAAGAGCTAAAGCAGCTAGCGATGACATCAAGACTGAAATAAAGCAGGGTGGACAACTTGCAGTTGTTGCGGCAAATAGCCCATTTAAAGGATTAACTAAATCCCAGATTTCTTTTACTAAATACTTAGTTACCTTAAAACCTCAGATTCAAGCTCTTAAAGAAGTTGCCGCTCAGTCATTCTTGCCTCCTCTACAAAATGCAATTAATACAATGGTTAAATATGGGTTCCCATTGTTTGAGCGTGGTTTAAGAAATGTAAATACGTCAATGGGCAAAACTGTAAATTCCATTGCCGACACTTTTAAAGATCCAGCTTTTGCAAAAGGCTTTCTACAGTTTACTGAAGATTCTAAACCTATAATTGAAGATTTTGGAAAGGCTATTAGCAATGCGTTGTCCGGTGTGGTTAATACCCTAAATGCTGCGGCTCCATTAACTAAAAGATTTTCTGATTGGATTGTTGAATCAACTGAGGACTTTAAAAAGTGGAGCTCCGAAGGATTAGCGGATGGTAGCCTTGCTGACTATTTTAAAACTGCAGGAGACGTTGCATCTAAAGTTGGAAAAATATTTGGAACTATTTTTCAAGGTATAAAAAATGATATGAAGGCTGCTTTTCCCCCTGGCGGTGAGGGCGGCGGGTGGTCACTTTTAAAGTGGATGCAGTCATTAGCAGATAACTTTAAAAATTGGACTGGAAGCCCTAAATTTTCTAAATGGTTAAATGATGCTACTAATAGTTTAACAACGACTATAGACACTATAGGTGCGTTCGCTCACGTATTTATTGATCTTGCTGGTGATCCTGATATTAAACAATTTTGGCTAACAATTAGAAAAGCTGCTCCAGATTTTATTTACATATTTACTGAAGGAGCCAAGGCTGCCCCGGCAATGGCTGATCTATTTAACAACTTTATACATTTTGTTTCAGTTTTATCTGAGTCTGGTGCTATTAAAGCATTCTTTACTGGTTTATCCAATGTTTTTGGCTTTTTAGCTAAAGTAGTAGATAAGCTAGCTCCATTAATTAATTTCTTGGCGGAACTTCACGGCTGGCTTTTAGTTCTATATGCTGCGTCTGTTTTATTTAGAAACGGTCTTAAGATTATGCTCGGGTATGGAGAAAAAACTCTTCGAGTACTTGGTGGTGGGCAAGCTTTAGTTACTAGAACTTGGGCATCTGGTACGGCCGCTATAAAACTTCAAAATATGGCAATAGGTGGTCAGATTGGTGCACTAAAAAGACTTCAAATTAGATTAAAATCTGTATTTGGTCAAAACTATATACAAAGAAGTTTAAAAGGTGAAAGAAACTTTACTCAACTCAGGGCTCAGGGGTTGGCTTTATATGGACTTAATGAAAAAACTTTAAAAAGTAGCAGTAAGTCTGGATCTCTTCAAAGATCTGGGTTTAGACTTTTAGAATCAGAACTTATAAAAGCCAGAAATGCTGGAGTTGTTGCTGTAGGTAGATTTGTTGCTGGAGCTGAGGCGGGGGCTTCTGGACTTAGGTCTATGTATTATGGTTCTTATTTACTTTATAAAATGCTCAATGGTATTCAAACTACTTTTAAAAAAATAGGTGGAGTATTTTCTAATGCATTTAAAAAAGTGTTTGGGTCTATTCAAAATGTTTTTCCAAAGATTACTGGGTTTTTATCTGCTTTAGCTAGGCCTATAACTAATAAGTGGTCTAAAGGACTTGCTCAAATAAAAATACTTGAAGAGGCTGTAACTAGAGTCACCGGTAAAGAAACTAAATTAAACGGTGTTTTAAAAACTAGGCTTATAGTACAGTCTTTATTCAATAGGTCTGTTTTTGATACCGAAAGAATTGGAAAAAAGAACTTTGAAAAATTAAGTTCGAGCTTAGATAAAATGAAAGAGATGGGGCTAATCTCATCTTCTCAAAGAAAAAATGCAATAGCTCAGATGAAGGATCGAAGATCTCTTCTATACTACAATAAACTATCCTTAACCAAGGGTATGGGAATAGAACTACTTAAGTTCAGGTTCTTAACTGAGACTGCTTTGGGTAGATTTATTGTAAAAGCGGCAACTGCTTTTGACACTTTTAAGAATAAAGCTATTACAACTTTTAGAAAAGTTGGTTTAAATATAGCCAAATTCTTTGTAGTTAAGGGTGGAGCTGTAGCGGTTGCATTGCTGAATGGCTATGTAAAAGCTTTAGAAGGACTAATTAAACTTAGAGATGCTTTTAAATCTAAACTAGCCTCGCTAGTTGATGCGGTAAAAACTGGGTTTTCAAAGCTGTCTAGAGCATTTCTTGTTGCTAAAGGTTTTGGTCTTTCTGTCCTATCTTCAATACTAAATGGCTACGTAAAGGTACTTGAAGGTCTAATTAAGTTTAGAGACGCGTTTAAATCTAAAATAAATGCAGTTGCCAATGCTGTAAAAACTGGGCTTATTAGGCTTTCACAGGCATTTGTTATTAAGACAGCTCCAGCAGCTTTAAAGATTCTGGAATATTTAGGACCGATTGAAAACATAATAAGAAGTGTTGGTACTTTCTTTAAACTAATGTATCTTAACATTAGAATGGACGCCTTTAGGCTTGCAATAGCAATAATAAAACTTGGAGCAAAAATAGTTGCTCCAATAGTTGCACTAGCTTCTAAAGTAGGTGCCGCACTAAATACCCTATATTCAAAAATAAAATCTGGATTTAATTCAGCGGCTATTTCGATTAGGGCTGGCCTAGCTAAGGTAGCTACTGCATTTAAAATCGCTCGTTTAAATACAATTCTTGCTGGAATAAATATTTACGTAAAAGCCTTAGAAGGTTTGATTTTCTTAAGAGATAGAGTTAAATCAATTATAGGATCTGTTGTATCTTCTATTAAAGCATCATTTACTAAACTCAAAAATGCATTTGTAATAAAAGCTACTCCTGTAGCTTTGAAAGCTTTAGAAAAAATAGCTCCAGTAACTCAGGCTGTGCAGCAGACAGCAAAGGCTACAAAAGATTCTTTGATAGCTGCTTCAGTACCTATTAAGCAGGGCGTGGCTAGATTTGGAGCAGCATTTAAGTTAGCTGGACTTAAAGCATTCTCTGCTGGATTGTCTGGATATGTTAAAGCTTTAGAAGGTTTAATTAAAGTTAGAGATATATTTAAAGCTAAAATATCTCCAATAATATCCTACATAAGAACTAGACTATCTGTACTTACATTCCTTCCATTTAGTAAACCCTCCGATGTTTTAAAAGCTTTACCTGCAATAGAAAATTCATTTAATATACTAGCCAATCGTGTGAAAGCGGCTGCGCTTAGGGCTTATGCGGTTATAAGAAGAGGCATGCTTCAGCTTACCAAAGCGTTTGTTATTGCTAAAGCCAACGTAACACTAGCCGTATTAAATGGTTATATAAAAGTACTTGAAGGTTTAATTAAATTTAGAGATGCGTT